ACCAGCATCGGCAATCGGAACATCGGCTGCACTCACTTGGCTTACACCTGTCCCCCAGTCAATATGCGTGTCCTTTACTGTGTCGGCAGCGTCTTGAATTGCCCCTGCTTGCGTATAGGTGACGCTGTGAGGATTAGCCGTGTCTAACAGGTGGGAATTGTAACTACCGTGGTCATACGTCGATTCGTGACTTGCAACCGCTGCTGCCCCTGCACCGGCTACGTCGGCTCCAACCTGTGCATAGGTGACGTTGTGTGGGTTCGCCGTGGAGGCAACGTGATCGGCAACCCGCTTCCAGTTGTCCTGGAAAGCATTTCCAGCCGCACCGGAAGGGTCATCGTTGTCGAGAACAGCGAACCCCTCGTAAGTCGTTAGAGCGGTCATCCAAAACACTTTTCCAGAAGGAAACCAACCACGGTTCCGGCAAGGCCACAAACACCGGCACCCATCCACATCCACACTTTCAAGCGAGTTATATCGCTCTTGAGGCCACTAGAGCCGTTCCCAAAGACAGTTACCTCCAGACTATCGAATCGCTTGAGGCAATTCGGTTGCATCGCCTTCAAGGTTGCCTCTAGTCGCACCTGACCGTCGTGGATGCTTTGGATGTCGGCCCGAAGTGCTTGAATTTCATCGCCGAGTGCCATATCACCCTCCGTCGGCTTGGTTGTCTCTGTACTATTTCGTGCGATAACCGCGTCCAGCACCACCACAGGCCGGGCAAGGCGAATACCCCTTTCCTTTGGCTCGCTTTACCCGTCCCGTTCCTCCACATTTGCGGCAGACTTTTTTTGAAGGCGTTTGCATTTCTCCAGCAACCTTTCACATTGCGTTTTCACTGTTCGGTGTTTCATTACCCAGCGGCGAGCCGCCTTACCCATCGCCGCTCGCCGTCCTCGGTCTGCCCGTAGTTGTTGGATCGCCAAAAGCATATCCGCCGTGCCCCTGTAAACCCGCACAGGCAAACCCATCGGCATACCAGCGAAATGACGAGCAACGACGCATGCGCCCATACCCATGGCAATCCATAAGCGGTCGCTTGTATATCCGATGACGTCGCTGCGCATCGACACGGATAACGCGACGGCTGCTTTGCTCATAATTACAGGCAAATTAGTGGGCGGACACCATGGCAAGGGCAGACACGCGGCAGGGGGATGCCCCGCCGCGTGCCCAGCCCATGCTACCGCAAACCCCTCACTTACAATTTCGTTCACATCATGCCGTCGCGCTTTCCATGCCTTGCCGGTGTTACCCCAGACAAAGACATCCCATTCCGGCACTTCGTGATGTTTGCATTCGTGAATCCAATCAGGGCAACCCTGGTCGAGGTAATGGGCGTTCACATCTAACGCTGCATATTGATCGACCAAACCGCCTTCCTTGACGAATACACAATCCACAACTCGCATCACCTGGAGGTCATCTGTCGGCTCCAGGATGTTTTGCGACGTACTTGTTTGCAATGTCGTTTGTTTTGCGAGTGGCACACCCGGTTCAATCGCCAACAGATCGAACCACCAAATGACCCACGGGCATGTCCTTTTCTCTGCCAATGCGATGACGTCGGTGTGATTCAATCCCGCGCCACGTTGAGCGAAGATAACTAGATCAAGTTGCTCGTGGACTGCCGCGAGATGTTCAAGGTCATGTATTGCTACAACGTCCACGCCGAGACGACGCAACGCACAGGCGACCCATTGCATCTTGCGCCAACGCCGGACAACAGGATATATCACACCGACGCGCATCGCCCTACCCTTCCTGTTATTGGCGAGTTGGGGCACTTTCCTCTTGCAGCTCACGGCGGAGACGGTCGAACAAGTTTGTATGCCGCAGAAACAACTCCATTTCGCCGAGTGTCCGTGGTTGCCCGAACCTCGCGTTGAATGGCGAGATAACTGGGTCACCGGGGATATCGTCGATGTCCGGCAATTCTGCCGATCCATCCAGTTTGGTCGCCTCCCCTTTTTCGATTAGGCGGCCGATCCAGTAGACCCACGATGCCACGTCGCCGTCGGTCATTTTTTCAATCTTCTGTTCCGGCAATGGTTCGAGCCCGTCCTGGTATTCGCGCCACGCCAACTTGATGGACGCATTGTCTTCGTATTGCAATGGATCGACCACGCGGGCGGTTCGCGCCTCGACATTCAAGAATAGATACATGCCGGGCAGATCGGGCAACCGTAAGAGCGGCGAGTGCCGTGCCGTCGTGCCTCGTGGCACATTGTTTGCGGACCAACGGCCCCGCAAGGTGACTGACAATGGTTTGAAATCCGGGTTGGAGTTTTCGTTGTCGCCAATCTCGACACCGATTTCGCCAGTCTTTACGTATACAGCCATGATAACCTCAGGGTTTGGGTGGGGGGGTAGCGTAAACGATAACGGCAAAAAGAATACATCGACCGGCGCGGCGTGTCAAGTCCGCGCCGGTCGATAGCACAGGTGTGGATCAGCCGGTTTGGGCACCGTCAGTCATCTTGGCGAAGGCTCCACCTTGGGTCGGGCGTCCGCCATAGCGAGCACGCATGATGAGCAACTGCGTATTCTTCCGCAGTAGCGTTTCGCCCTCGGACGATGACTCGAACCGGATGCCGAGGCGGCGGAACATGCGATACCAAGCGAGGTTTCCGAATGCAATCCGCCCATTGGAGATGTCGTCTTGAACCCGGAACGGGTAAGACAACACCTCGTAGTCTTGGTAGTTGCTTCCGAAAATACGACGGTCGTCGCTGGTTGTGATCGGCACGCTCCGAACCCGCTTATAAGCGGTGTCGGAACCGATGAAAGCGTTGCGGTTCCCACCCTTGCTCGCGCGGTACGCCTTCGTCACCTTCCATGCGAGGTCTTCCATGTCCCCGATGGTATAAGGGCCACTCGTCCCGTTGGCCGATGCAACACTGAGTATTCCGCTCTCAGTGAAGATGCCCGTCGGTTCGGTCGTGCCGTCGCCGTTAGCGATCTGGTTGTCGAGCCACTCCTTGAGTTTCTCGCCAAGACGCTCGGTCATCAGGCGACCGAAGTCGACCACGGCATCGCTTTCCCAATCACGACCCCACTCGACCCCTGCCGTGCAGGCAAAGATCGACGTGTCGAAATTGGAAATCAGCCCCGCCGTCGAGGCGAGCGACATGGCCGTTCCCTCGACATTGCCGGAACCGTGGCCACTGCTGATACTGACGTCGGTCAGTTTGAAGCCGTCCACTTGGCTGCCCTGGTTGACCGGGATGACCTCGACGAGCGGGAACAACTCGCCAAACAGGATTGGCGTGATGATGACCGCGTCTTCCAAGATTTGCGGGACGGCATACGAGCCGCCACTCGTCGCATCGTCGAGTATGGATTTCATTTCCCGCTCGGTCAAACGCTCGTAGCGTTTATGGATTCCGGGTGACGTTTCGCTTCGCCACCCGACATCGCCGGACCACAGTTCCTTGTGGATGGTGTCGAGCACAAGGTTGCGCTCATGTTCCGGCATGCGACTGAGTTTCCCACGGTAGCCCAGTGGCGAGATGAACTTGAGGTACGCACCAATTCGGGCGTAATCCCGCTCGGTCAGCACGTCCAACGCACGGCCGGTCGTGTTGTGGTCCAGCGCCTGCTCTCCAGCACGGGGATGCTTCATGTTGTGCGTCGCCATTTCCGGGCAGATCAACGCCGTTTTGGTATGCGAGTACCGTTCCGAGGCTTCCTTGACCCGGATGTGCGTTGCCGCCCGCGCGATGACTTCGCCGGACTCGAACCCGTTGCCTTGAACCGACTCGCCGATTTCCGCTTTGACGCGCTCGACGATGGCGTCGACATCGACCACATCACTCTTGGCCTTGTCGTCGTCCGGTTCCTCCTTGCCATCCCCTGCGTCCTCCGGTGACTTCGGTGCGACGGCGGCAACGACCGCCTCACTGAGGCTTTTCAGCGCCTCGACGACAGGTGCGTTGGCGGCGGCAACGGCCCCGCCCACGATTTCGGTCAGTTCCTTTTTGTGATCCGGCGTCTCATTCGCCATCTTGGCGTATTCCTCGTCGGACAACTCGCCGCTTTCCATCGCGGTCTTGAGTGCCTTCTCGAACTCCTCGTCAGACACATCGGCGGCGACCTTGCCTTTGGTGATGAGCCATTCCTTGAGTTTCTGGTTCATTGTTTGCCTCCAGGTAAAGAATGATGGGCGAACAGTCCCGCCCAAAAAATCACAATCCCAACAGATCGGCTATGCCTTGACGGTCAAGGAGTTTCAACCTGCTATCCACGGTACGTTTTGCACGGGCGGCGTCGTCTTTCGAGGCACACGCGAGGTACGCCAGGACATCGCCGATTCCCGGTGATTGTGTTTCGAGAGTCGCTTCAAACGATTTCGGTTCCTCGCCCTCCGATGTCACGGATTCGAGAACTGCCTGTAATGACTCTTTGGCGCGTTCAGCTAGAGCGGTCACCACCCGCGACGCATCCTCTGCTAGAATCGCGTCAACGTCGGCGAGGGCGTCCTCAACATGCCGTTCGTTGGCTTTCGACAACGCTCGCCCCGCCTTCTCGCTCGACGGCGCTTCCGGCAACTCGATGAGGAAATCGGCATTGAGTCTATTTTCCGCCGTGTCGACTTCCTTTCCGTCTATGTCGTCTTGCGGTGACCCCTCGTCGCCCCCGTCGGAATCTTTGGCGAGCGTAATGCCAGGAACGATGGTCTGCCGAGACTCGTAGAATGTCTTGGCCCAACCTTTGACAACCGGATGAGCCAATTTCTCGGACGAGAACGCGGTGACGATTGCGTCGACATTACTCGGCACACTGACGAGCGATACTTCAATCATATCATACTCAAGAATATGGAATCCGAGCCAATCACCCTGCTTGCTCGTTCGGTCCTCCCATTTCGTCGGGATGAACCCATGCGATATTCGCAATGCGCCGAACTCAACCAATACGAGTGCGTCGCGGGCAAGAGCGGTATCGGCCAGAGCGAATCGCGCCTTGACTCGCTTGCTGTTCTGGACGAGAATTTCAACGAGGCGGCCGATGGGTTCGAACGGCATGTGCTGCCATAACAGGGCAAGGTTGGGATCGACGTTCGCGCCCTTCGGTTCGAGAATGTCGTTATCGCGATCAATCCGGCTACTTGTGACGATTGCATCAAACTCGCCAATCGCGTCCGCGACTGTTTCGCGTGCCCCACGCTTCCCTTTCAAGACGGCGACGTGGTAGATGTCGCCGTTGGTTGATTTCACCGGGACCAGCTCAAAACCTGCGTCGAGCGAAAGGCCACTTGGCGGGTCCGTGTCCATCCCAATTGGTTGCATGTCCGGACCACAATAAGTCAATCGCGTACTGGCTACTTCCAATGCCTTCTGCCATCGCGCCGGTGACACTTGACCTTTGACGGAATCGGCGATCTGGTTCATGTATACATCCGCAGTCCCGATTCCCCAGCGATCAAACGCCTCACCATTCTCGCCAACCCGCTGTCTCGCCCGCCGAGCATCCAGTCGCTTGAGAATTTCAAGACTCATGTCATATACTCCAAAAAAACAACCCTCGCGTCAGAATTACTGACGGAGGGTTTGGTTGCTCCAATACCCACTATATGTGTCGCTGTGTGCTCGTTATGGAAAGTTCAACGATTTGCCCATCACGCCACTTCAACTCGATGTTACTGAATCCGAAAAACCTGCGACCAATAAGTGATTCAATCTGTTCGCTCAAGGCGTCCATCGCAACCCCGGCCAATTCGAGCGACTTAGGGTTGATCGGCACCTGTTGCTCGCCGAGGTCGAGCCTCACGCGGTCACAGGTAACGGTATCAGTTTTGGGCATTCCGTGTCAAGCCTCATTTCGCAATTACCGACACCGTCGTACAACGGCAATTACATCGCTCCCCACCGGAAAGCCCACTGTAACCGGGATACGGGGCCATTTCACCCCCCACGTTGAACATGCCCAAAACGGGTACTTTTACTAGGTGGAGGTCGGCGTGTGTCTGCCGCGTCATGGCGTCCATCAACGACAACCATTGTTTTTTTTCGATCAGCCCACGCGCATGTAGCCCCGTTTGGGTGGCCTGATGCCCCGCATTAAGTGCTCCCGTTGTCTCTGTTCTGGCGATCAATTTCGCTCGCTTCGTGTTGCTCGCGGTCCCCAACACGCCCTGTTCTGCGCCAGGCACGGTTGGCCCAACGCCGATCCGTACCGTCAATTCGTAGAGTGATTCACCATTCGCCATCCCCTCGTTGATCGTCTCGGCCAATTGGTTCAGCGTCGTTTGGTGAATCTCCCGCCAATATGGCCGACCCATGATTGTGTCAACTTCACTTCGCACATATGGGGCGACGTCGGGCGGCAACTCTATATACGGGTCGGGGGCCTTTCCTTGCGATTGTTCGACGAGCGTCAATTCGTCGACCGCTCCGCGAATCGCCGTACCCATCAACACTGGCGCTATGGCGTCATTCCAGGATTCGTACCACTCGGCGGGATGAAACAAAAGGCTGGCGATACCGGACGCCGCCCGCCCTAAACGAAAACTTGCGGAAAATACATCCTCCAACTGTTCTATCACAGATGCCCGCTGCTGCTCGAACAAGGACTCAATAATACTGACCAATATCACCTCTTCTCGTTCTTGAGACTTGGACCACAATCGTCGAGCAACCTTCGTGAGCAATACGCCTTCGTTGTGCCCTTCCACAGATTTGCCGGATTGTCGTCTATCCGTCGCCGTAAGCGGCTGCAATTCCTCGGCCATACCGACGATGACATTCTCGCCGTCATCTAACGGAGCTAAGTGCGACAATCCGCGTAGCGTCGCACGAACCTCGTCACGATTGATGGCCCGGGCTTTGATCGCCAACTCTACATCTTTCCGCGTTTGTTCCCGGTCCTCCGGTTCGTATGGGTCGATCCAAAGGAATAACCGTTCTCCACCTTTGGCGAGGCGTGGTGCGACGAAATTGGTCAAGACCTGGCTGACGAGTTCAATCTTTGGGTTGATTGTGAAATCGGCGAAATGAATACGACTCACCGCCGATGCCGCACGGCTCGTCGGTTCCGTTTCTCCAATAACAAACCCAGACGTGCCATAGCCAGTTAGGATACGCTTTTTAGTAATCTCGCCGCTTTCCTTGAATTGCATCTCGGCGGGTTTGTTTCCTAGTTCCTTGATTTCACTAATGAGGCGATCCAAGACGATTGGTTCGCCTGCATTGAGCGTACCGCCATAGAGTTGCTTCAAGATCGACTGTAATTCTTCACGCTGCCATTGTTCGAGCAGCGGCCGACCCAGGCTGCTCGCCTGTTCGCGACCACCCAAGTCGTCTGGGTCGTCGATGTCACCAGCGACAATCGCATAACGCGGCCAAATGCTGTTTTCCATTACTTCGCGTTGTGCGCGTTGGATCGACTCATCGGTCAAGATGGCATCTGATTGTGCCGCCATTGGACTGGTGGCCGCCAAAAGATTAGACGGGTTTGTATATGCAATCGGCACAACTTCGTCGCCAGGTACATTGACCGGCTCCCCGCTGCCACCGGGCCGAATGTTCCAGCCGTAAAATGGTTTCGGCCTTCCATCCGGCGTAACGTGAATCGGTGACACCCACGACGTCGGCAACGGCCAGATTACACGACGGCCTTCGCTGAACGTCAACCATAGATGACTCCAACCGGTTAGTTCGAGGGAACCAATGATCGCATAAAGGAATTGCCACGTCACCATTAAGTTGTTGGGATGACTCAGGATGTCCAATAGCGGGTGTGATTCGTATAACTCCAAACCCTCGGCGGGCCGTTTCATGGCTCTGATGACGAACTTCGGTACTGTGACGGTACCGTGACCGGGCATTATTAAGACGTCTCGCTTTCCGCCGTCCTTTCGTAGTTGACCCGGAATACAACCCACCGACGCCTTATTGCCCCCTCTGCTGGGTTCTTTTGCCAGCATGAATGATTGGCCCGCTATTGTCTGCGCGATAGGCCGGATCGCCGCAAACGGCCAACCACGAAACCGCTGTTCCTGTTCCTGATATTGCGTCTTACTGCGGTATCCGTCCAGGAATTGTTGGTTAGGTGATACGCCGACCCCTCCGCTCGCAAGCGGCGCCAAGTCTGAGGCACCACCGTTGAGAACCGATGCCTCACGGCGAAAGCGATCAAGCACGCTGGCCGATTCGTTGTGCGTCTGCTTTTGCGCACGTTCAATCAGACTGGTCATGACCTGTGTACCCTCCCGATTGTTGGTGGCTTGTCCATTCCAAACGCCTCACGGCGTGCAGCGATGGCGACATCCTTCTTATATTGCCCTCGGATGTTTTCGAGTGCCGCCTGCATGATTTCGACCTCACGGCGAGAACTGGCAGCCGTTGCTTGAGATTCACGCAGGGAGTTCCGTAAGCCATGGACCTCCATCGCCCTCCGCTCAAGCCGTGATTCTAAGTTTGCGGCGCGCTGCGTCATACTGCGTAACGCCTTTTCTATCTGTATTCTGGCGTCAATCGCAGCGTCACGATCGCGCTCGGTTGGGGTCCGGCGGATCGGCCACAAAAGCCATCGCCACAAGTAGCGTAGGATATAGGGTGCGGTCATAGCGGTAACGTAAGGCCGATTTATAGCCGTGTCAAGACCGCTTTGGACCCAGTATCCGGTCGCGAAGTCGCTTCCGCCATTCATCACGACTCTTCTGTTCGGCTGGCGGCAGGGCGGCATGTTCTGCGTCCTGCTCCTTTTTCGACCTCGCTACAATGGACCCCGTAACGGCAGGACGGATTGCCGGTTTCGGGCCAAAGCGGGCATACGTCGCCAGGGCGACTGCGTCCGATCTGTCCGGCGACCGTCCGAGCAACCCCTTGATGGTGGGGAGTTTTGAGTTCGCATTCCGCTTACTTTTCGGCAACAACATCATTCGCCCCTCGCCATCATTTTTGATCGGAAGAATCGCCAATTCCTCGCGCAGCAGATGCTGTTGTGGTGGGAGGGCGAAGAACCGTTCCCACTTCTCCCGCCCTTCTGATGTTGTCACTTTTGACCAACGTGCGCTATTCATGGCTTGTCGCAACCGCCAATACATTTCCGCCCGACAATTCTTGTAGGTCTTATTGTCGACCGCTCCGCCGCCGAACGAGATTGCCCGCACCATCTGCCCACGGGACCGCATAAGGTCGGCATATTGTTTGCCGCCCGATCCGCGATCAAAGGCAACTCGTTCCGGCCGCACGTTGTATGTTGCCATCAACTCCATCGTCTTCGGTACAATAATGGACGTGTCCGGCGTATCCTCGACGAACAATCTATATAGACCATATTGATCGACGAGAGCCCAACAACTGTAATCTCGCCCACCCTCTGCAACGTCGATCCCCAACCCGAACGGTCCACGCTCCATGCCTTCGGCAATCGGCCACATGGCCTCGCAGGCGTCAAGCCAATCGTCGGGAAACATCATCGACGCACCAGATCGGTCGAACTTTCCGTGAATCCGCATAAGTATCCATCGCCGATCACGAGTCGCAATTCGATGCCGATACTGTCGCCACGTCAACATTCCAGGAATCAATATAGGTGGAGAACCCTTGAACTTCCGTCTCACCCATTCACGACCAGCGATAATGTTCGGCGTATCATCGGCATCGACATGAATGACTCGGCGATGAAACCTTCCCGGTGAATCCTCGTCCGCGATACTGCCGAGATTACAATACTGATACAGGAAGTTGTTTGTAGACAAAGGGTTGGAAATCACAAGCAGCCGATCAGCAAACGAACACGCCGCATCGTAAAACTCGTCATCGACGCCAGACGCTTCCTCGAACACGACAAGGACGCGGGGTATATCTGTGTCCTCGTGAATCCCCTGGAAATTCTCGGCATTATCCGTCGTGAAGAATCGCATGTAATGGTCCTCATACGGCCGCTTTGTGTCGGGATCAATAACGCGAATCTCCATGTGGGTTATAAATACGCCAAGTGGATTCACGCAGGACCGAACCAACTTGGCGACCTCGGGCCAAAGGGCGTTTTTCAATTGGGTGTTAGACGAACTGCTAACGACCACGCGGGCAGGAAATCGTGTGCAAAAAAACCAGAGTGCAGCGAGTGCCGCCGCCCGCGTCTTGCCCAACCCATTTCCAGAATGGCAGAATGTTTCGGAATCTTGCGCGACGGATTGGAGGATTTCGACTTGATGGGGAGCCAGGACCATGCCGGGCCAAAAATGGCCGACCCATTCAATCGGATCGCGGAGGGCGGCTAATTGCTCGTCGGGCGTCATACCACGATTCTAACCCTCCTGGTCGAACGAGACAATACGGCTTCGCCGATATGACATCATCAGGCGACCTTCGCTTTTCTTCGGTCCTTGCCGCGTTGGCGGGCGATCCACTTCTTCCGTTTCCCTCGCCACTTCCAAAGCACAGAAAATCCACATCGCCTCGTCTGTCGGTAGCCCTTCGTGGACGTACATCATAAGGTAATTGTTTTCCTGTCGCCGCTCCATGCCATAAAGCAGATACTTATGTGTTCCGCAGATCAACTCAGGCAGGAGTGGATTAGACGATGGCACAGTGGCTCGATGAACTTCTTGTGCCCCATCAATCACTATGACATCGGATTCCACATCTCGCGACGACGACTCGCGAAACGCTGCCATGCTTATAACCATGCCATGCAACGGCCCGCCGATATACGGAATATCGTCTCGGCCAAAGATACGATTGTCTTTCATGCCGGTTCTGTTTTTGGACCCCAAGTATGCAAGGCGTCGGCACAACGCCTCGCATCTGCAACCTTTTCCGGATCGACGCCGGATGCCTCGGCGATGTCTGCCCATATTCGGACAACGAGTGCCGCATAACGATCCCGCCCAACCAAACAGAAGATCGGCTCGTCGTCTGCCGTATTGGCAAGGACGGCCGATTCAGCTCGCGTATATTTATTCATCATTCACCCCTGAGTGTGTCGCCGCAAAAGGGCACGCAGCGTCGATGGCGACCAGTCAGTTTCGGCGGCGAGAAGGTCGGCGATCATGTCTTCAATCTGAATGACATGCTCCCGCAACACATCATCACCCAATCCGCCAAGTCGCTCCGAGATTATAACAAAGGCCCGCCGTATGCGATGGATGACTCGTGCCAACCGCAATGCTTCCTTGCGGTATTTCGTTCGCTGGTCGCGATAACGGGCGATATGCTGGTTCAGATTGGCGGCGTTCGCTTCAAGGTTCGCAATCCGATCCAACAATTCAACCGTTTCAATTGGACAGCGGGAGGCATCAGCCATCGCAGTAGCCAATCTTTTCTGACTGCCGCCCGGTGTGTATGCGTCGAGGAATTGTTGGACCTCCGTTTGCAGGTCGTGAAGAAGTTGCCTCAGTTCGTCGTCTAATTCTGGCTCCTGCATTGCTCATCGGTCGTTTCTCCATTTTTGCTTGGCGGCTTTCCATTGCCGCTACCGGGGGGGTATTGTGTCGACTCCTCGGCGGCCTGTTCTGCCGCCGCCCTTTCAATTGCCTCGTAAATGCCTTCTCTCGTCATCACGTTTGCCCGCTTCTCTTGCTCGATCTTGACGACCATCTGCATGAGGTTCGTCGGTTGCGTCGTCTGTTTGGCGAGGATAGCCAACTCCTGCTTCTTTAGTAGCAGTTCAAGCAACCGAATCTTCTGTGCTCGCAATTGGACCGCCACCCGCAGCCCTGCCATCCGGATGCGATCTTCGTGCTTGTATGGAGCCCGCTGGCGTTCTTCCTTTGTCATCGCTTCCGTGACTTGCTTTTGGGCTGCCGCCTCCATTGCAAGCTGTTCGGCGAATACGGCCGTATCAATCTGTTGCTTGTCTGACCCCCAATCGTTCCGCAAAGCCTGTTCCAGTAAACGAAGGTCGCCGCGCAACCGATGTAAGTCAGAGCCGAGGTCACTCGATCCAAAAGGTTCCCCTACCCCGGAATGGTCGGCTGCTTCCGGCTGCGATTCGTCGTGTGGTTCGGTGGACATAGAATTTATGGGGTGGCGGTGTCCAGAACGCACGCCAGAATACGCCGTCAGAACATCGGCGTCAATAGCTATCTTTTTCAGAACAGTACTTTTGGGTGGCAGGCACGATCACGACGTGACCATGAAGTCGCTTTGTTGCGAGGTTTCCATCTTCGGTGGTTGCAATAATCGAGTCCACCCCGTTCACAAAAAACCGCCCCAATCGCCGGACTGGGCGACCGACCTCACTTAGAACCACTTCAACCCAACCGTTCCGACCAGTAATCGCCCGCAGAATCAAGCAGCGTGACACGTCGCGGCCGTCAAGTATGACCCGTGGCTCCATGACTACACCATCCGCTGCCGTTGTCTCACATGGGCATTTCGTCCAATCATAGAACTCCGCCATGATGTCATTTCGTGGCCGAGGTATCGCCGTGACTGACACGTCCTCGCCGAAAACGACGCGGCGAATAATTTGTTTAGCCGTCATGGCATCACTTCCGCTGTCGGGGGGTTTGTCTGTCTATTCTTCCGGTGCATATTGATTGGCGGGCTATCGGGACAAAATACTAGCACATCCGTTCGATCAGCCCTTTCGCAATCGCCGCAATGCCAGATTGTTCGGCCACCGTCGACGCCGATTGCGTAGTTCCTGGAACCACACTTCGGGCAATTGACTTCAACGGGACACCGAGTTGTTTCCATCTTCCATAAACCGCAAGAGGCGATCCACATAGACGCCATGGCCACCACCGTTTGCCAATTTCACCAAGGCGGCCCGCGTGTGGCATCGTTTGATGACTGTTCGAGGTTTTGGGTATCGCCGCCGTGAGGCCATATAACGAGCGCAGAACCGCTGATACCACTCGGCGTTTACAGACACCGTCACTCTGACGTAGCCGCCATATCGCCCTCGAACCTTGGCTACCCCCAACCATCCTGCATCCAACTCTTCCAACATTCGTTTTGCGCTCTGGTGAACAAGAGCAGTCGTGGGTTGATTCATGGTGGCAATCATCCCCCGCTAAAACCTCGCCGCTCATGCAACTCCCACCCCGCCATAAGGTATTGCTTCAACTCGCGTTCGGCGTCAGAATGACTGTGCGTTTTGCTAACGGTCGATTCCCACCCACCCCGCAGCCGGTGGAGGTCGGAGCCGAAATCCGTGAGCGCAAGGTGCCCTACCCCGGCCACGTCGGCCTTCTCGCCCTGGGTAGGTTCAAGCTCAGCGTCGCTCGAACTTTGATTTTCAGAAATTCCCATCGCCCTCACGATACCTCTGCCCGGT